TCTCCTTGTGTCAACAAAGAACCAAAAAATTTTGAAAAGCCAGAGGACGTTTCCGGGCTGTCTGCCCGCCGCGTCCTCCGACTTTTCATCAGGAGGATTATGCCTCGAATTTGTCGTCTAAATCAAAGTATGCCTCATATTGACGAATTATGTGAAGGAAGCCATCATAACCGGTTTCGCTGATAGTTTCAAGAGTTTTGTCGCTTGCCATTTCGGTATGTCCGATTATCACGCCGAGAAGCCTCAAGGTATTAAGCACGGCACGTTGATAATGATATTTCTGCTCCTGGCGGCATACACGAGCCACTTCACTGGTTCCATCAATCTTTCTGTTTCTCACGTCAGCCATCATGCTCAGCGATAACAGAATACTACACGCACGATCCTGCAAATCTGCGGCAGTATTATCTTTGAATGTCAGTTCCATAATTGTCCTCCGTTTCTTCTGTTTGATTGTCTGTCAGGTCTGCAAAGCAGTCCCGGAATTTCCATACAATCTCAATCTGCGAATCCGGATAGATGTAAATATCCTGAATAAATCCCCGTACCATTTCTTTGGTAAGAGATGGGGTATCCCGGTACTGTCTGCTCAGTTCCAGCAGTGGATTTTCCGAGGTATGAGCTTCCTCCTCCAGAGCGGCCAAAGCCGATTCCTGTTTCTTTACATCTTCATCCAGTTCTTGAACTGTTTTATCAACCTCAGCCTTTTTCTTAAGATAGCGTTCCTTGCTACAGTCACCGGCAATATAACCTTCATACAGAGTCAGTTTTTCCTGCCGGTAGCGCTCCTGAAGCTGCTGCAGACGGGTCAATTCAGCCATGCAGGCGTTGATCCTGCCTGTCCGGGTAAACTGTAAGGCTGTTTTCTGGTTTTCTTTTTGCCGATACAAAGTAAGCATTTGCTGAATGGCATGAAGCACTACCTGTTCAATGTCAGTCTCCATGAAATGCTTTCCCCGTGGGCAGGATGCGCCCGGATCGGATGCCGACTTATCACATAGATAATATACAGCGCCTTTTCTGCCAGTCCGGCGAGTCATTATCCGATGGCACTCTGCACATCGGACAACACCTTTTAATGGGTACTCCTGTATTCCATGACTACCGCGTTTCCTGCCGAGCTTCAGTATTTCCTGCACCTTCTGAAATTCCTCATGAGTTACGATGGCTTCGTGCATATTCTCCACTACAATCCAGTCCTCTTTCTTATTCGGAAGCGCTTTTTTGACATTGACAGCAGCTTTGGAACGCTTATGCCCAACTGTTGCGCCAGTGTATTCGTACTGATGCAAGATGCCCAGCACCGTATGATAATTCCAGCCGTTGCTTTCTTTCCGTTTCTGAAAACGGTTCTGGCCTGGATGTTTCAGACGGAAGTAACTGCCCGGTGTCAGTATGCCGTCTATGTTCAAAATCTCCGCAATCTGTCTGGTCTTTTTTCCTGCCAGCGCCAGATCAAAAATCCTTCGCACCACCGAAGCAGATTCCGGATCAATCGCCAGCTTGTTGCGGATAGTCGGGTGAAACTGATAGCCGTAAGGAGCAATGCTGCCCACATACTTGCCCTGCTTCATCATTTGCAGCTTTGCCGTTGTGGTCTTCACGGACAGGTCTTTGCTGTAAGACGCATAGACAATATTTCGGATTACTACATCCATTCCGCTGGTAACACCTTTATAATCGTTGCTGTCATAACCATCATTGATAGAGATGTACCTCACACCCAAAAAAGGGAACACACATTCCAGATAGTTTCCCATTTCCGTGTAGTCCCGCATGGCTCTTGAAAAATCTTTCGTAACGAGGACGTTCAGTTCACCGGAGCGGAGCTTTTTCATCATATTCTGAAAAGCCGGACGATTAGTGTTTGTGCCGGTAAAGCCGTCGTCTACAAATTCCGTGCGCGGAGCATCTTTTAATTCCGGATGCCGGTTCAGAAATTCGTAGATCAGTAGTCTTTGATGCTGTACGCTGTCGCTTTCCTCTTTGGATCGGCGTGTATCCTCGTCAGCCAAGGACAAACGGATATAAATGGCAACTTTTGGTTCTTTCATGAGATCGCCTCCTGCTTCTTTTGCATTTCCAGAATACTCTGGCACATTTCCTGATACACATCATCATAATAAAAAACAACTTCGACAGCGCCATTTTCATAAATCAGAACCTTCTCTATCATGGTATTCACCAGCTTCTGCGTCAGTTCCGTAGTACCGGTGGCCGCCTTCATCATAGCCATCCATTTATTATCCGGAGAAATAGAATCCAGAAACTTTGTCCGGCGCTGAACCGCTTCATCCATCAGCTGACTCAGGCGTTCATGTTCTTTCTCATAGGTCTTCTTAGCAAAAGAATATTCTTCTTCATTCAGAATACCTTCCACGTAGCTTTCATATAACTTGCTTCGTTTTTGATTCAGGGCATTCAGCTTCAAGCTGATACTGGAGACAGCGGCGTTGTACTTTTCTTTGAGATTGCTTTCTTCCTTGCTTCCCTTTAAGATACTGAGCAGCCGCTCGTAGTTGAGGGCAACCCGTAGCTGATCTTGTATGACAGTGAGCACTTTTTCATTCAGAACATTCTGTCGTATATAATGCTTTGTACAGTGTTCGTGGTGGCGTGAAGTATAGGTGCTGCACTCATATGACCCCATCCATTCTTCCGGTCCCTTTTTGTCAATCCGATGTCGGCGGAAGTACATTCGCTTTTTACAGTCTGCACAGAATATTTTCTGGTCAAAGAAATCAATCATCTGTTCCCGGATAATGGCAGACTGTTTCATTTTCTCCTGCCGGATACGACTGGCCTCCGCCAGAATATGCTGAACTGTATCAAAATCTTCCTGGCAAATGATCGCCGGATGCGTATTTTCATACCAAATCCAGTTCTCTGGATCTTCCTTATGCTTCTTGACACCCTTATAAATAGCGGTACGCATTCTGCCGTGAATCGTGTGTCCCAGATAGACCGGGTTTTCAAGAATGGAATTTATCGTGGACTTTGCCCAGCCTTTTCCAACCTGATTGCCATGTCGGGAACCATTTTCACGCTTGCGAAGTTCCGGATGGACAGCGCCTGCTTCTTCTAAGCGGTGAATCATGGAATTGACGGAAACGCCCTCCATCTTCCAGCGAAATATATTCCGCACATAAGGAGCGGCAGCCTCGTCAATTACATAAGCGGATTTATCTTCATTCCACATATACCCGTAAGGCGGGTTACGGCTCTGAAAGGTTCCGTTTTGCTGCTGCGCCAGGAGCGCCGTGGAAACCTTACGGGAAATATCTCTGGAATACAGGGCGTTAATCAAATTTTGGAGCGACACAGAGAGAGACTCCATGGAACTGCCGCAGGTAAAGTTGTCAAAGTTTTCTTTGACAGAGATGAAGCGTGTTCCCAATGCCGGAAAAATCTTTTCCAGATAGTTGCCCACTTCAATGTAATCTCTCCCGAATCGGCTCAGATCACGAACCACGATAGCCTCCACCTTACCGCTACGCACATCATCCATCAGCCGGTTCCAGGCAGGACGGTCAAAAACCGTGCCGGTTTTTCCGTTATCGGCGTAAACCTCCGCAAGTCTGAGATAGGGACAGCCTGCAACATACTCCTTACAAACATCAATCTGGTTCTGGAGAGAAGCGCCTTCGTCCTGTTTTCCGCTGTTCTCCACAGACAGCCGTGCATAGATTGCAGTGACATAGGACATCTGCCCGATCTGTGCTGCCGATTCCGGCTGACTGCTATTTTTTCTGCTTTTTCTTGCCATGGTATCCTCCTATGTTCAGCCAGCCGCAGCTGGCCTTTCTTCAAATTCCTGGACATAGCGGAGCGCCAGCTCGTATTCATCCCGGTATTTGAATTGAATCTCAATCGCTTTGTTCTCGTAAATAAAAATCCGGTCTACCAGTGCCACCAACACCCGGCGATCCAGCTCCGAAATATTTTGGAACTGAGCAAACGCCTTTACCCAGGCACGGTTCGTCATACCGGTAGTTGCCGCCTGCGCCTGTTCTTTCTTCATACGTTCCACGGTTTCAGATTTCTCTTCAATCCGAGCCGTATAGGCGTTGCGGAACTCTGTATACTCGCTCTTTGTAATCACGCCATCTGCCAGATCTTCATAGAGCCGGAGCTTCAGTTTCCTGTACCGTTCGATTTCTTCCTCTACTTTGACAATCTGTGCTTCATAGTTGAAAGATTTCCTTTTTTCCAGAGGAAGACGTTCGATAAACGCAAGCACCTGATCCAGGTGCATAACGGTTTCAATCTGGTCATGGATTGCATGGAATACAACTTCCCGCAGTCGGTTCTCACTGAAAGAATGGGGAGAGCAGTTCTTTTCTTTCCGATGTTTTCCGCAGACATAATAAATATACTTTTTCCCACTGCGCGTCACAGTCTTTCTCACCATACCCTGCTTACAATCCCCGCAGTAAAGGAATCCGGAAAACAAATAATGCTGTCCGCTGTCATCCGCAGCCCGCATATCCCGTTTGAGCAGTTCCGACACCACCATGAAATCATCCGGTGAGATCAGCGCTTCATGGGTAGCTTCTGCATGAATCCAGTCTGCTTCATCTTTCAGACGAATATCATGTACCTTGTGGTTGGGCGTTCCTCGCTTGCCCTGAGTCAGGTTGCCTAAGTAAACTTCGTTCTTCAATATTCTGGCGATGGTGTTGTATTCCCATTGGGGAACATCCCGCCGCCGAAACGCTGTCTGAAATCTTACCCCTTGCTGGCGTTTGTGTTCCATCGGAGTGGGCACACCGCTTTGATTCAGCCGCTGTGCAATGCGCAGGATGGGAAAACCGTCCTTAAACATTCCGAAAATCATGGTTACGATCTCAGCTGCATCGTCATCCACCACCAGACGGTTTTTATCCTCTGTGGATTTCTGGTAGCCATACGGAGCGAAAGAGCCAACATATTCACCTTTCCGGCGCTTCACTTCCAGGTTGGTTCGGATTTTTACCGATATATCCCGGCAGTAAATGTCGTTTACCAGATTCTTAAACGGCAGTGTGATAGCATCCGAAGCACTTCCCGGTGCCAGACTGTCATAACAGTCATTGACGGCAATATAGCGGATGCCCAAGGACGGGAAAATCTTCTCCAGATAATTTCCTGCCTCAATGTAGTTTCTGGAAAACCGGCTCAGATCCTTGCTGATTGCACAGTCAATTTTGCCGGAGCGCATATCCTGAAGCATCCGCTGAAATCCCGGACGCTCCATGTTGGTTCCGCTGTAACCGTCATCTTCATCGTAAATCTCCACCAGTTCCAGGTCTGGATGGCGGGAGATGTACTCCATGCAAATGGCCTTTTGACTGGATATGGAATTGCTTTCTCCGTGTTCGTTGTCCTCACGGGAAAGTCTCGCATAGATTCCCGTCCGATAAATCTTTTCTGGCACTATAAAAACCTCCAATCTTTCTAATGTATCATCACAGAAAGACGGAGGCTGATCCTACTATAAATGCAGGAGTACAAGCCCCAGCAAATCGTGGCTGCGGCTCGTGTTCCTGTTTTGTTTTTGACCCGGTTTTATCTTACCATCCCGGCAGAACATTTGAAAAGGATGTCAACTGCCGGAGAGATACACGCTGTTGACACGCTCCTCTATGGTTGGGCCTTTCGGCTGGAACGCCAGCTTCACAACAATGCCTCCGTCTAAGTAACAGTAAGGATTGCGGATTTGCCGGATATGGGATTTCAAGCGTTCCTCATATCCGGCGTCCGGGTCTAAACGGACGCTCTCGCGGTCAACCAGCTGGGAGCGGTCAACCGTCCGAGGGTCTACGTTTTTCATTTCCTCTACGGATTGATACGCCACATGATTTCCCCCTTCCATCTTATGATGCGGCTCAATAAAATAGTCACGGCGACCTCCCTTCCGGGGTTCGTTATTCTATACCTATTACGGGTCGGTCTTCTTTATCCGTCCGGCATCAAAATTTCAGGGGAAGCATATAGCGACGGCTGTTACCGTTATACATCCGGTAGACCTGGTACATATACTTTTTGTATCCAGCCATATTTACTCCGAGGGAACGACCTTCCCGGTAAATAGTAAGCGGATCATACCGGCGCAGCTGCTCTACCAGGCGCTTAGGACTATATTCATCGTGATATAGATCTACGAAGAACACCACGCCAAGCAGAATCTCAAAGCGAAGAGAATCCGGAGCGCCGTCCCAGGCATTTACAATGTGCTGCATCCCTTCCTTATAAATTTTTTCGCCCACCTTCTTGTAGATGGAGTAGGCAGTGCCAACGCAGCCAATCCGGTACTTGCCTCTGTCCTGGTTGTAGTCCAGCCGCAAGCCAACATCCTCCGTAGCTTTCAGGAAAGCCACCGCATCCGGGTCATTGCCGTAAATCAGCGCACGCAGTTTCGCACCGGCGGTGAGCTGGGCGGAAGTACCAGTCTGCTGAGCAAACAAAATAGCTTCATCCAGTTCGGAGAGGCCATAGAACACTTTGCAGCGGATGGGTAAGTCCTGACCGCCGTTGCGGAGCTTCCTGGCGGCAATGGTGTGCTGACCGTCAAAAACATAGTAGTGGCCGTCACGGAAGCTGACCTTCGGGTCATTGGCGATATGCTCGTCAAATTCTGCCGCAATCTTGCGGACACGGTTGGGATTCAGTTCCCGCTGATAAGCGTTACGAGGGACTTCCAGGTTCTTGCTGTAGATCATCATCTCGTCAAAGGGGCAGTTAATCAGGTTCTTCATGTTGGTTCCTCCTGTTCGATTTTGTTAATAAATTGAATGGCTTCTTTGAATATTTTCAGTACCTTGCGGCGGTACGATTTCTTATTTAAAAGACCCGGATAGCTTTCAAAGCAGCGAAGACATCGGCGAATCATGGTGGATACCGCGTCCTCCAGTTCGTAGAACATGGTACTTTCATCGGCCAGTTCTTCCGCCGTTTCCATACCGGAAGAAATCGCAAGGATTTTTTGGATTTCTGTCATGGGGCGGGTAGGAAGCTCAGATTCTTCCGGCTCTGGCTGAGCTTCATCATCAGTAATTGATGAAGGCTCAATCTCTGTCGATGCTTGCTGTTCAACTGAGACTGGTGCTTTATCTGACATTAGCTTTGACTGACGTAGCTGTTCAACTAAAGCTGGACGATCATCAGGATTGGCTTTGGCAATAGCTGCCACAGCAGTATCCGTGGGTTTAATGGAGCCTGAAAGCAGTTCCTCTTTGATGCCGGGTTCTATTTCCTCGGCAGCATCGACTCCCTTAGCATAACGCTCAGCACGACGGACATAGCTTTCGCTGGTATTAATTTCTCGTGCGATGCATTCACTGGTTCGTTCGGATTTTTGCTTCGGGTCATTT